ACCAGTGTCGCTTTTCAGGACGTTTTTGATCTATTGAAGCGGATCAGGCTTGGGACTCAGAGAATTGAGCACGAGCGCGGGGGGGTTGGCGTTCGGCTTCTCGCCCGGAACGGGCGTGGGTTGGGGAGAGGGTCTTCGGGACTTTTGCGGGGTTTTCCTGGCCCGTCGCTTGTTCCCGTTCCTCTTTGGCCCCTGAGGGTTACTGGGAGGTTCGGGTACTTCGACTGGTTTACTGGGTCCAGGCCCCTTGATAGGTGCAGGTACTTGGGGTGTTCCTCCATGTACCGTCGGGTTGCCGCCACACTTTCCGGCATCATTGCTGACTCCGGATCCTCGACCATTTGTCGCAGTTTTATTCCCAGGTCGTCTTGGCCCACTCCGAACGAGTAGCTCAGGGGGCATGGCTCCATCTTTGACAACAGTAGAGTTATCGCTGGCCAGACCGCCTCGGTCACATCGCTTTGATGTGCCACGGCTGTCACGTTGGCGACGTACTCTAGCTGGTGCACTAGACTTCCCAGTGTCCGTTGGACATAAGGGGGGAGAAACGTGTTTGGGAATGGCATCGTGTGGTGGCAGCGGTTCGCCGAATTGGTCCACGGGCGTCTCAGGTGGGGGGGGACGTATAAACGTGGATCGCACCTCTTCTCGCGGCTCGCCGAACGGATCGGCAAGTCCTGCGAGCTCTCCCCCGGAAATGCACGGAATAGTGGTTTTAACCACTCCTCCGAAGATGTTACCGGGGAAGAGAGCCTCGAAGGGGGCTGTCGCACTAAGGCCTCCGAGTCTTTCCATCTCAAGGACGATGGTCGACTCATCGGTCGCAAGGTTTTCTGCGGCGACTCGGATGTTCGTGTCACGGCAGCCTTGGGGAAATTGGTCCACTCTGTCATATTGCTCAAACCAACGATTGCTAATAGTACCTGTCTTTTCGAATTCCTTCATCAAGCTGGGAGCTTGGCGTCTGAATTCGACCATACGCAAGGCCGCTCGACACCATTCGCCCAGGACTGGAGTGTCCATGTCAGTGGCCAGATATCCAACAGCCTTCTGGTAAACCACCACCCACTTCGAGACTTTCTCAGCCGCGGTTGTCAGGTGCAGTTTCATCAATTGCCGTTTGACATCAGTGATGCTACCGATGCTTTCAGGTGTCTCCCATTCTCCTGTGAATAGGCGACCGAGGAAAGGTACCGTATCGTTTCGTTGAACAATTTCGGATTTCAGAATGAGGCCCAGACGGTCACACACGCGCTGGAAAACATCCAGCTGTAAATCAGGTGTGACTCCGTCGTCCCCTCCGTACAGGCCGAGCCCTTCATACGCGTCACGGTCGCTGCAACCCTGCTCTGTTAAAGACAGGTAGGCGACGAAAGCACTAATTATAG